AACAGCGCACATGGGTGGGGCTAACTGATGATGAGATCGTTTTGATTTCGGCTGAGTGTGCGGCTTCTCATAAGCACACGGACACTCATTTTGCCAGAGCCATCGAAGCCAAATTAAGGAGCAAAAACAAATGACTGACTGGACACAAGAAGAGGACGAAGCCTTCAACGATGTTGAGAAGCACAGTAACCTTGGCAAACAAATACTGCGTGAGCTAGGACAGCCGTACCACTTTGACATTTTTGTGTCCCCATCACAACGCAATCAAGTGCTGGAAGAGGTAGCGCTTGAGTTCGACAAGATGACCAACTTCGGGGACACGGCGGCATCCTTCGCATGTTACGTGAGGGGCATGAAGCAATGACAGAGCAGATATGGGAAGCAGACTGGATCAGCGAGAACCCTGAGCTAGCGAACAAAGCTATCACAGAGCTACAGACTCAGGTGCAGGAGCTAGAGTCAAAGCTGAAACACGCGAACAACAAAATCGCGAAACTAGAAAGCCAAAACAAAGAATACAAGCTCACCATCAAAGACATGGACAGAAGAATCATGAGGGGATTGAAAGACTAACCATTGCAAACAAAACGAAACGTGCGTTAAACTTCACGTTAAAAGGAGTTCCAGCAATGGCAAAGAAACCAAAGAGTCTTCCCAGCGACACTGTCGCCGACGTGACAGGTGAGCCGCAAACAAAAGAAGAGACCAAGACAGGTCGTCCTTCAAAGTACTCAGAAGCTATAGCACTCAAGATCTGTGAGCAGTTAAGCGAAGGTGTACCGTTACGAGAGATATGCAGACAAGAAGGTATGCCTGCATGGAGAACGGTCTACGATTGGATGTGGAGGAACGAACAGCTTTCCACAGCCATCGCTCGTGCGCGTGATATTGGCTACGACAAGATGGCAGAGGAATGCCTATGGATTGCCGACAACCTGCACATAGGAACCAAGAAGGTTTACAGCTCTGGTGCTGAAGAGGGCGAGGACAGCATGACCGTGACTGAGGAGGACATGCTTGGTCACCGTAAGCTTCAAATCGAGACTCGTCTCAAGCTGTTGGCTAAGTTCAATCCCAAGCGCTATGGTGACTACAAAGCCCCTGAGCAGAAGACTGACCCAACGATCATTGATGTGTCGGTTAGGGATCTCATGGACGTGGCTGTCAAACGTCTAGAACTGATTCGGATCGCTGAATGAGCGCAGTCATTGACAAAGATGTCCTCGACATCCTGCAAGACAAAGAGCTCCTGCGCAAGCTTGGCCCCTACCACGGAGCGGCATACGCTACACGCATTAAATGGCTCTCAGGCGCGTTTAATCACCAGAAGCTACCCCAAGGTGAGTGGTGGTCTATCTGGCTCATGCTGGCTGGTCGTGGAGCTGGCAAGACCCGTACCGCGGCAGAACAGCTCTGGTGGTGGGCATGGGAGAACCCAAAGACCCGCTGGCTCGTATCTGCCCCCACATCGATGGACGTCAGGGGAACCTGCTTCGAGGGCGAGTCAGGACTGGTCGCTGTGATCCCAGAGATCCTGATCGCTGACTACAACAAAGCCCTGCACGAGATCACGTTGGTCAACGGTAGCTTAATCAAAGGCATCTCAGCCTCTGAGCCTGATCGCTTCCGTGGTGGTCAGTACCATGGCGCATGGCTGGACGAGCTAGCCGCATGGGACTACCTTGACGAAGCTTGGTACAACATTCAGTTCGCTGTCCGTCTAAAGAAGGCTGATGGCAGGACTCAGGTGATCGCCACCACCACGCCTAGACCCAAAGACCTGATCGTAGAGCTTCTAGGCAGGGAAGGGGACGACGTAGCTATCACCACCGCCTCGACCTACGTGAACCTAGCTAACCTTGCTCCTAGCTTTCAAAAGCAGATCCTTGCATACGAAGGTACTAAGATCGGGCGGCAGGAGATCCATGCTGAGCTGATCGACCCAGAAGAGTCAGGTATCGTCAAGCGCGAGATGTTCAAGCTCTGGGCGCCTAACAAGGAGTTCCCCAAATTTGAGTACATCCTGCAAAGCTATGACTGCGCCAGCTCTGAGAAGACTGTCAACGATCCGACAGCCTCCATCACGTTCGGTGTGTTCAAGCCACTTGATGGCCCTATGTCCGCGATGGTGATCGACTGCTGGCAAGACCGCTTACAGTACCCAGACCTGCGCCCCAAGGTGATCGAGGAGTACGACGTGGTCTATGGTGAGGGCAAGAACAAGAAGCGGGTTGACCTCATCCTTGTGGAAGACAAGTCAGCAGGGATAGCGCTGATCCAAGACTTACAGCGTGGGCATTTGCCTGTACGGGCGTATAACCCCGGCAAAGCGGACAAGATCCAACGCCTGAACATCGTCTCCAACATCATCGCCGCTGGGCGTGTATGGATCCCTGAGAGCAGTGTCAGGAAGGGCTACGTCAAGGACTGGGCTGAAGGCTTCGTCTCACAGATCTGTAGCTTCCCTGACTCCACACACGACGACTTTGTGGACGCCTGCACCCAAGGGCTACGGTTCCTGCGTGATGCTGGCTGGCTGGACATCGATGGAGCGCCAAGGGATGACTACGACGAGGAAGACTTTGTGGACAGTGGTATGTCCCGTAAGCTTGAGAACCCGTACGCGGCATAAAGGAGAGAACATGAAATTCAGAAAGAAACCCGTGGTTATTGAGGCCACACAATGGTTCAAGAGGGGCGACCACCCAATGGTCTATGAGGTCATGGGCAATGCTGAGGAGATCAATGGCTGGATTGCTATGACTCCAACGGGATGCTATGAGATCAAAACGCTCGAAGGGCGCATGACTGTGTCTGAGGGCGACTGGATCATTACTGGGGTAAAGGGTGAGCACTACCCATGTAAGCCTGACATCTTTGAGATGACCTATGAGGCGGCAGAATGATCCACCACACACCAGAAGGTCGCTTCATCAAGCTGGGACTAAACTTCAGCCGCTCAGCGAATGGGTTTCGCCTTCTATGGGCATGGTATGACTTTGCCAAGCATGAGGCTTTCACCGCTAGGGTTCGCTTTCGCTGGCGCATAAGGCCATATTTCCTGTGGTCGGTTGAGCGCCACAACGTGATCGAAAGCTACATGAACATGCACGGTTTGGCGATGGTTGAACGAGAAGTGCTGGAAGACCTGAACGCCATCGAGTTAGACTACAAGCACCTGAATGACTCGGTTGTGCTGATCAAGCCATGATGGACGGATGCCAACACCCAAGGTATCATTGGGGCAACAGCAACTCAGCAGGATAAGCCATGGCTGACGAAAACAAACCAGCGTTCTACCCACGAGTCGGAAGAACCATAGCCAAGAACTTCAGATCGGCTCAGCCACTAGCCTTCATTGAAGACCCAAGGGCAATGGATCTCCCTCAGTTTGGCGACGTTGACCTTAGCGTTCCAAGCAAAGAAAACCTTGAGATGGCTCGCCGTATGGCTGAGCGTGATGCCCAACTCAAGCGCCAGCAACAGGCTGACAGATCCCCACTTGAGAAGCTTGCTGGTGGCTTACAAGCTGGCAGGTTCATGGGTTCAGCCCTGACTCAAGCCATCAACTCAGCCCCTACACGTCTCTTCAAAGGCGACGAGGCGGCTGACAAGTTCATCCAAGAACGCATCTACAAGCCTGAGCAACCCTTGGCGTATGAGTACGCTCAGGACATTGGCGATTTCCTCGAGAAGCTCGAGACTGAGTACAAGATCCCTCCAGTGCTACCCGAAGCGATGGCGTTGCAGTATGTAACAGCGCCAGCCACATCCCAAGCCACGAGAGCGGCAGGCAGGGGCGTAGAGCAGGCTGGTATGGCTATGGAGCGCGGCATGGAGCCAGTCGTCAGGGGCGCCTTAGAGCAAGGTGGCTTGCCCCGTGAGATGGCTATGGCGATGGGTGCTAATACGCAGTCCAACGTGATTAAGCCCAAGGGCGGCAACTGGTTTGGCACTAGCGTACAAGATGCTATGAGCGGTTTAAAGCGCGGCGTTATTGACGAAGATGCGGCAAGACGTTTGATGGGTGATGATTTTGTAAATGAGCGCATGGCAGATCCTGTAGATCAGGCGCTTAACAAATGGGTTGACAGCAACCTAACCAATTACGTCAAAAAACAAATGGCTACGCCTGAAGATCCAGTGCGTAAGCTGGCTGAAGAGGGCGTTGTGCATTTTCCTGTGGCTGAAGACCCAAGGTATTGGTCACGCAAGGGTGAGACTGCTCGTGAGGATTTAGGCGGCACAGAGATGGCGAAGTCAGATCTTGCTAAACAGTGGGAGAACAGAACTGATTCCTCTATAAACCGTGAGACGGCGCAGATGAATCAGGACATGATGCACCTCGCCCCGGGGCTTTATACCGAAGCAGACGAATGGATCAAGAAGCTTCCACCAGATACGCCAATCTACAGCGGCAACAGGCTCATGAACCCAGCCGACTTAGGCTTTGACCACATCATTGACGTTCTGCGTGAAGACATAGCCGCTGGTCGCATTCGACCTGAGCAGTTGAGCAAGGTCAGCATGGAGCAGGCAGTACGTCGCACCTTTGAGTACGACCAAGAGTTGGCTAAGAAGATGAATGAGGCTCGTGCCACGGCTCGTGCTGAATTGCCCGTTTATAAAGAATACCCAGAAGGCTATCGTTGGGTTGAGCTGAACAAGCCCGGATCGTTTGCCGCTGAGTCAGACGCCATGGGGCACTCTGTTCGTGGCTACGAGCCACCTAAAGGGCATCCTGACTGGACAGAAGGCTCTGGTGATAGCGGTAGCTCTGGCTACGGCTACGGCGGTTGGGAAGGCATTAAGAGCGGAAGAGCCAAGGTCTACTCACTGATCGACTCAAAGGGTGAGCCACATGTAACCATCGAGACCAAAGCTCCTAATCTCCGATCAAACTACGATGAATTGCAACCGCTTCAGATGCAGGCGGATCGAGAGGCTGACGCGCAAAACTTTAAGACTTTTGCTGAAAGAGAAAAGTTTGCTGATAAGCGATACCAAGAGTTAAAAGCGCAGTTGATGGCGCAGAAGAAACCTGAAGGTGATTACACGATCACGCAGATTAAGGGCAAGCAGAATGCCGCGCCAAAGGAAGACTACTTGCCTTACGTGCAAGACTTTGTCCGCGGCGGCAACTGGGCAGATGTTCGTGACTTTAAGAACACAGGGCTTGAATGGCATACAACTGGGCCTCAAGGCATCTTTATGCAAGATGATGTCAAGGCATTGGAGCAGGCTGGCTACAAGGTTCCAAAGTATCTGACGACCGCTGAGAAAGATGACTTGGCTGGTAAGTTGTATGAGTTGCAGACAGGTAACGACTACAACACTGGCTTACCCAAAGTACCACCAGCCAAAGGCATGAAGCGTGGAGGTGTTGCCATCTCCAACAACCCAGACGCCATGATGCTGGAGCTGAACAACCAGAAGATGGCTAAGGGTGGTCTGACCAAGCTATTGAGAGCCGCACCAAAGAGCAAGGCTGAGATCGATGTCATTGCCAGACGCATGGCTCCTCAACTGCTAGGCGAGTTTGTCCGTGGTGAGAAGGGCACACAGTCTGTAGCTGGCAAGACACAGAAGCAGTTTGCCAAAGAGAAGGAGATGGTGCACGACATCCGTCCAACAGGTGCTGAACGCCCGTTGCCAAAAGAGGTTGACATTGAGGAGCTTAAGGATCAGGTGATGGTTGGCATCGCTGGTGACCCAACAATCTCTGGTCAGACGCTCTACTCTGTTGATGGCGTCCCCTTGGATAGCCCATCGCCTCAGCATGGTGGCCCCTTCTACGGATTGGGTCGTGATGACGCATTCTGGGCTTCTGGCTTGAGTGCGGCTAACCGTGTGCAGAACGTAGCTCGTGAGGCGTCTGAGCAGTATGACCTGCCTGTGCTTGGTAACTACGTGATGATGGGGCCTGACTCCATTAACTACGCCCAGCACTATGCTGACGCAAACCTTGCCGCAATTGATCTGAACAAGATGAACAGGGCGCAGGTGGAGGCGTTTAACAATTTGGTGCGTGAGGGTTACCCGTACAAGAAGAAGGGCGAGGACTTCATGCGCCAGAGGGTGTTCCCCGCGTTCCCCGGCATCGAGAACCCATCCGAAGCCTACCTGCACTTCTCTATCGATCCAGAACTGCGCAAGTACTTCAACGCCTTGATGCAGATGCCTACGGTGACTGAGAAGTACAACCTGCCAAGCGGCATCGATATACGCCACGCTGTGACTGAGCCTGACCTGCGTGACTTGGAGATTGGCGTGACAGGCAAGTCCATAGGTCGCTTGCGCCCAGAGGTGAGCAAGCTAGGGCTGTCTGAGCATCCTACGTACTCGCACGATATCCCCGGTGAGTTCTTGGGCACGTCCAAGTACCCAGTCCCCTACGAGCTGTCCTTCCCTGACACCGTCAAGTCCGTGCGCGAGAACCCTAAGCAAGCCCCACAGGAGTTCGGCTCATTCAAGTACGTCGGCCCTCGCCAAGTTATTGATCAGCAACTGATTGACGAGATCAAGCAGTATCAGGAGATGATCAAGAAGTACACAGGCAAGAAGGAAGGCGGATATATCAAGAAGCCTGCCGCCTACCTCAACGGCGACGAGTTCGTGAACGCCGCCAAGAAGTACGGCATCAAGGACAGCATGAACAACCTGAACAAGATCGTAGACCTTGTCAACAAGGGCTTGTCAGTGGATGATGCGGCACGTCAAGTAGCTG